GAATGGGGCGCGTGCCCTCGTTGATTTCGAGGACGCGGACGCCGTGATGGTAATCGGTCGACATGCGGGAGGCTCCTGCGGGGCGTATGCCTGATCAGTGAGCCTTGAGGGTGACGCGCGCGCGCAAGAGGCGCACGCGGCGGGCTGTGTAGCCGGCAGCGCTACAGCGCGCCGGAACGGCTTAACACCAAATCACCCAGCACACCGTCCACCGTGCGCTGCGCCTGGCAATGCTTGCTGTACGCCAGGAAGCTGCACACCCGCTGCCGGACATGCTCCTGATCAACATCACCCCTGGCGTACTGCGCAGCCATCTGCCGGAACGATGCCTTGGCGCGTTTGATGTTGCGTTTGCGCGGCAAGATGTGGGTGGGCCAGATGCGGTAGCCACAGAAGTCGAGACCGCGCTGCCAGGGGTGGATCGCGGTCTTGGGGTTCATCGCCAGGCATAGGCTGTTGGCCGTGTGTGCGTGTAGGCGTCCAGCTCCTCGAGCTTGGTCAGCAGGACCAGGTGCGCTTCGTTCACGACAACGGCTTCCCTTCGTCGTGCTCGATGTTGCGCGCGCAGTGGCCGGGGTCGAGGCGGTCGAGCAGCTTGCACAGCACGCAGCCCCATCGCTCGCCCCGCAGTGCGGCTTTCGCGGCGCGGGAGCTGATGGTTTCGTCCTCGTCGCCGCCGAACGCGGCGTTGGCCAGCTGGTCATGCGCGATGGCGAGCTTCCAGGCGCGGTCGCTGCCAGCCAGCGCGGCCAGCAGCATCCAGACGCTGGCGAGCGCGCCGGCCAGTGCGCAGAGCAGCCAGAGACCGATCATGCGCAGGCGCTTCACCATGTGATGACCTCCAGTTCGGGCAGCGTAGTGGCGGCCTCGATCTGATCTTCTGCGGCCTGGCGGCGGCCGATCAGTGCGCCGCTGTGCTCGGCGTAGGCCTGCATCTTGGCCGTGACGCGGCCAGCCAGGTCGATGACGGTCAGCCCACGGGCGGCGGCGATGGCATCGAGCAGCGGCACGGGGGTATCGGCATCGATCGCCAGGACTTCGGCTTCCTTGACTTGCTGCGGCCAGCTCTTGACCTCGCCCTCGGGGTACGGCGCCGCCAGGGCGGCGAGCGAGGCCTCGCAGTGCTGGTTGATCTCAGCTAGCTTGCGGGCCTTGGCGTCGCGCAGCGCTTCGGTCTCGGCGGCGGGGTAGTCCAGCGCGCCCAAGTATTCGGCCTGCTGCGGATCGCAGGCGGGGATCTCGCCGGGCTGGCCCGGCTGATCAATCGCAACGAACAGGCCGTTATCACGGTACTCGGAAGGCACACGCCAGGCGCGCACCACCGCATCGGTGCCCAGCAGCGGCAGGTTGACGCTGACAGCGCCCACGATCAGCACGGCGTTTTCGATCTTCATCATTTTGCAAAACTCCTAAAGGGGCGCCCGCTCGGCGGGCTGGCCCCGTTACATGACTCAGGTGACAGGATTCATCACACCTTTGCGAGGCGGCCGCCGATGTACGAGTTCGCGGACGACGCGGCGTAGTAGACGCCCAGATAGAACAGGCCGGCGTCCGAGCCGGTGCCGTGGTAGCCACCGTGATACGCCACGCAGTTGGGGTTCGCGTAGGCGCGGTCCCCCATCGTGCCGTTGGCCTCGGTGGCGTCGGTGGTGGCCGGGATGAACAGCGGGCCTAGATCGAAGTCGGCACCCGACTGCGACGCCAGGCTGACGGTCCAGCCATTGGCCGGGGCGGTGGCGCCGGTGTTGATGTAGCCCTTGTTGCCGTGCTTGTCCCACAGCTCGTAGCGCTTGGACGCATCGGTGCGCAGCCCGTCGACCATCTGCCAGACGTTGCCCCAGAGGCCGACGATGCCGCGCCAGGTGGCTTGCGCCACGGTCGCGGAATCGACGTTCTGCACCGCGCTCGTGCTGACGTTGCCCTGCCCGACCAGGGCCTGGCTGTTGGCGCCGCCCATTTCGATGGCGGCGAGCAGCTGGATAGCGGACAGCTGGTAGTAGTCCCACAGCTGGAAGCCAGCGACGCCCGAGACGTTGCGCGCGGTGGCGCGGGCTTGCATGGTCGGGAAGTCGATCGACACCAGCGGCGTGACGCCCGGCTTGGAGCCCAGCTTGGTGCCGTCCGCCGTGCCCTGGTACTTGCCAACCCAGAACTGCCCGATGGGCGCGCCGGCACGCATGAAGGCCGGGTGCAGGGTGAAGCCCGCGGCGGGCTGGTCGCTGATCCACCAGGCGCGCTTGCCGGCGTTGGGGCCGGCAGCGATGGTGCCGGCCTTCACGTAGAACGCGGGGATCTTGACCATGGCCTGGCCGTCGATGGTGACGTCCTGGATCTGCCCGTAGGTCTGGTGACTGCTGAAAAACGCCGAGTCGGTCACTCTGGTCGCGCCGTTTTCATCCACGCGCGCCCAGGTGCCGGAGCCGCCGCCGGTGGCGAGCAGAGCGATACCGATGATGGTGGCGAACGCGGCCTTGGTGGTGAACTTGCTCTCGCCGGACCATTCCGACCAGCCCTTGGCGGTGCCCTGGTGGCGCACGCGCACGTAGTAGCCGGTTTCGCCCGCTTGCAGCACGCCAGCCGGGACCACTGCTGTCAGCAGGTTTGCCGCATCGGTGCCGCTGTCCCAGGCCGGGGCGGTGAAGGTGCCGCCGGCGGTACGGATCTGCCACTGGCTGGCAGCGTGCGTGTCTTCGCCGCCGGAGACGGCGAACGAGGAGCTGGCCAGTGTTGGCTGCTCGGGTACGTCCAGCGCATTGCTGACCGGGCCGGTAATGGTCGGCGCGACCACGTAGATGAAATCGGCAGCGGTGGCGAAGCTGGTCACGACGGACCAGTCGGACCAGAGGCCAGCAACGTCCTGGACGCGACCGCGCAGGTAGTAGGTATTGCCGGCCTGCAGCACCTCAGCCGGGAGGCGGTACGACAGGCCGGAGCCCAGGGCACCGGAGTCGTGCAGCACGGTGGCGAACAGGGCGTCGGTCGAGATCTGGAACTGCACGGCCTGCTGGGCATTGCCGGCGGGGCTGGTGTAGTTGTCCAGGGCCAGCGTCGGGCGCTCCATGATGCCGACCGAGGCGTCCGCCGGCGAGGCGATGGCCGGTGTGCTTGGGGCCAGCTCCGGGTTGAGGAAGCCGCCGAGGCCGGTGGGCGTGCCCAGGGCGACGATGTGCGAGAGGGTCAGCGCCTCGCCTTCGATATCCAGACGCAACCAGCCGTCACCGCGCATCGGCAGGATGTATTCGTAGTCCGCCATGCCGGCGGGGATGCTGCCGCCGCTGCGGCGCATGGACCAGCCGCATTCCTTCCACGTGCCCTGGTAGGCATCACGATAGTAGAGGCGCGCTTCGGCGGCGCTGAGCGAGCGGCGGATGACCACGGCGCCGCCATCACTGTCGGTGCCGATGTTGATCGCCTTGGTCAGGTAGATATCGCCGACCTCGCCGCGGGCCAGCGCAGCACCCTGCACGGCGAGACTGGAGCGCGACAGCGTGGCGGTGGCGCTCCAGTCGCGGGCGAGGTTGGCGGTCAGGCGCACGCGCTGGCCGGAGAGGATGTTGGCGATCTGCACCAGGGCGGAGACCGGCGCCGGATTGCCCTCCTCGTCGAGCGGGGTCGGATCGGTCAGCACGTAGTAGTCACCGGCACGCAGCGCGCTGGTGTCGGCGACGTCGAGCGAGTCATCCCCGTTGATGCCCTGCACCACGGCCACCGGGTCGATGTCGACCAGCGTATAGCCGGGCGTGAACATCTCGAAGTTGATCGCGTTGCCGCGGTACAGCCAGTCGAGGCTGACGGCGCGCTGCACGGCCACTGAGCTGGTGGCCTCGACGCCGTCGAGGCGCTGGTCGAGGGTCGCGACCTGCTCGCCAAGCGTCGCGCCGGTCTCTTCGAGCACGCGCGCGAGGTAGGCGTCGTTATCGAGCAGCGCCTGGTGGACCGGGTTCCAGGTGTCCGGGTGCGCGACGCTGTTGGTGGTCAGCTGCGGGATACTTTCGCTCAGCTGCGGGTTGGCGCTGGGGGTCAGGGGCATGGGTTACTCCTCAGTATTCGAAGACGATGTCGAAATCCATCTCGCCGTAGGGCTCGAGCTCGATGGGGGCAATGGTTTTGCGCGCCACCAGCACGCCGGATTCGGTGAAGGCGGCGACCTCGGTGATGGCCAGGCCGGTGATGGCGCTGCCGGGCAGCGTGGCCGAGGCGGTGACCTCCGGGCCCGCCGCAGTGGTTGTTGCCGGCAGGCGCACAACCTCGGCCTGCAGGGCGGTATCGGCGTCTGGCGAGTACGCGCGCGCGCCGGTACCGAAGGCCAGGAAGGCAATCGGCGACAGCTCCCCACCGGTGGCGGCAGTCAGCGCCAGATGGCTGCGGTACGCCACAGTGGTCAGGATTGGGACGCTTTCGGTCATAGGGCTACCTGCTGAGTGAGGCCGTGCTGGCGGATGCGAGCGGTGATACGGGCACGGACGCGGGTGGCGGCAGGCCGAGCGCCGAGGCGCCAGGTGCCGTCCAGTTTGTGAAGGGCGATGCGATCAAAGGCGGCATCACCAAGGGCGATGCCCTGGTCGAGCGGCCAGCCCTGCAGGGTGAGCGAGTCGAGTCGTGCGCTGCCGTCCAGAGGCTGGAAGCGCGGCGCCAACTGCAATGGCACGGCGGCTGCGCCGGTACCGACCGTGGCGCGCAGCTGCAGGCGCAGGCGCTGACCCATGCGGGCGTGCCCCGTTGCCCACGACCAAGTGCCGAGCAGACGAAGGCCGTCCAGCCGGGTGCTGCCGTCGAGCTGCTGCGTGGCGTCCAGTTGCTGCGGCGCGGTCTCGCCGCCCAGCGACCAGCAGCCGTCGAGCGTGCGGCGCTGCAGGGGTTGCACGCGCTGGCATTTGGCGAGGCGGATGCGAACGAGCTGCCGCAGGCTGGTGACCTGAACCGGGCGCCCGAAACGGGTGGACAGGCTGGTGATGATGGCGACCAGGCGGCTGCGCGCCGGGGCGTAGGCCTCGGCAATGCGACGGATACGGTCCTGCTGCTCTCGCGACCAGGCGCCGTCGACGGCATTTAGACGGATGGCGTACTCGGCCCAATGGTTAAGGGCAGTGCGGCGTACCACGGCGCCGCCCGCTTCAGGCGGCAACAGGGTGGCGCTGGCGTCGAGCGACCAGCTGCCGTCCAGGGTACGACCGCCAGCCGACACCCACGCCCGGTGGTATTCGGCCTGCTCGACCAGCTCAAGCACCGGGTAGCCGATGGCGGCCAGGGCTTGCTCAATCGACCAGGGCGTACCCTTTTTGCGATGCCACTGAATGCTGCCGGCGATCGTGGCGCGCTTTCGTGCAACGGGCCAGGCGTCATCCCAGACATCGACCGACAACGCCCAGGCGAGCCATGGCAGATACGGCTCAGGGCACGTAGCAGGGTTCCAGAGGGTGCGCAGCGCGGATGGATCAAGCGGAGCCAGGCTCATCGCCTCGGCCAGGGCGCGCTCAAGCTGCGTGCTGTTGGGCGGCAGCAGTTCAGACATCAGCGGCCTCCGCTGTTTTGAGCGTCAGCGCGCCGAGCAGCGGCGCCTGCGCGTCTTCGCAGACCAGATCGGCCAGCGGTGCCAACAGCTCCACACGCTGCACGCCTGGCTGATGCAGCGCAGCGTAGATACCGGACAGCGTGGCGTCGTAGCCGAGGCGGTGAACAGCGGCTGCATAGGCCTGCGCGGCGGCGCGGGCGGCCTCAAGCACCGGCCCGGCAGACGGCCCCGGATATAGCACCAGGAACGCCCGCACATCGAAGCGCCGGATCACTGCCGGCACGACCTCAACCGTGTCGTTGACGCTGCGCCGGTCTCGCGCCCCCAGGTAATCACGCGCCGCCTGCAGCAGCTCGGCAGACGGCACGCCATCCCCCTCCTCAGCCAGCAGCACGATACGCACAACGCCAGGTTCAGGTCGCAGCACAGCAGCATCGGCAACGCCGGGTATGGACAGCGCATGGAACCGATAGGCCTCGAACGTGCCGCAACTTGTGTAGCTTTCCGGAGCAAGCTGGGCGCGACGGCGCAGGCTGGTATCTGTTTCGTAGGTGGGCGGCACGGGCGGCGTGGCAGCCGGGTCGCCCGGATCGATCATCAGCTGCTCAACGCCGAATGCGGCGGCCAGGTGCTGAAGATCCGGACCGGCTGCATAGGCCAGCATGACGGCACGAGCGCCGTCGTTGATACGTTGGCGCAGGACCAGCTCCTGGTAGGCGTTTTCCTGCAGCAGTTTGGTGCGTGGGTCCGACTCAAGGGCAAGCTCGGCCGCAACCGTTGCCTGCTGCTCGACCGGGTACAGGCTGATCAGCTGTTCAATGCGAGTGGCAAGGATCTGCTCGTAGTCCAGCGGCTCGACGATGCTTGGGGGTGGAAGCTGCGACAGGTCGATCATGCAGCGGCTCCCAGGGTAAGCGGCACGCGCAGGCTTAGCGCCTCGCGGGTGTCGACGCGGCTGCCTTCAATATCCAGCACCACCTGCCCCGCCTGCTCGCCGAGACCCAGCTGCACGCGGCTCAGGCGGATGCGCGGCTCCCAGCGCAGCAGTGCCATGGCGACAGCGGCGTAGGCCTGCAGGCGGGTGGCGTCATTGAAGGGGGCGTCGATCAGGTCCGGCAGCAGGCTGCCGTAGTTGCGGCGCATCACACGGCTGCCGATGGGCGTGGTGAGGATGTCGGCGATGGACTGGCCGATATGAGCAACGGGGCCGATAGCTGCGCCGGTTGTTCGATTCATACGGGCGCTCCGGTTTTGCTCGGCCCACCCTGAACGCCGCCATGCAGGTGATTAACCAGGCTGATACCGGCCGCAATCACGTCTTCGCTGACGGTCACGCTGCCGGTGATGGCCACGTCGCCGAGAATGGTGACGCCACCCTGCGCGGTGAGCTTGGCCCTGCCGCCATCGGGCAGCGTGGCGCTGAGGGTGTGGCTGGCGTGGTCGTAATCGATCACAGCCCCGTCCGGATATTTCCGGCGGCGCACGGTGGCGCTGTTCGACGGCGCCGGACGTTGCTGTGAGTAGAGGCCGACCAGGGCGACGCCCAGGGCCGGTTCGCCGCTTGGCGCGACGAGGATGCACTGCTCGCCGACCGTGGGCGGGTCCCAGTCGCTGCTGCTGCCGGCGCGCAGGGCGAGCCAGGGCAGGTTCGGCACGCTGAGGCCTCCGGTGCTGACGGTGCAGCGCGCAGCCTGATGGTCCACCGCGGCGATGGTGCCGAGGCGGATCAGGTTTTCGAGGCGGCGCAGAAGGTCGGTGATATTCATGGCCCCATGCTGGCGTTCGCGCGCGCGGGGTGCATTCGCGGGGCTGTGAAGCGGCTGGCGTTACAGGGTT